ATGCTTTAGTAGGTTTACAAAAAATGGCAGCTAATGCTTCAAATATTGCAACTAGACATATATTAAGATCTAGTTTATATTTAACATTAAGAGCGTGTGAAAATATATCTTTACGAGTTGCAGATATGTTAGAGTTTGCTTTAACTAATAATGCTTTAATGTCTAGTGTAGGAAAATTTAATACTAATACTTTAAAAGATATTGAAGATTTACATTTATATGATTTTGGTATTTATTTAGAATTAGAACCTGAAGAAGAAGAAAAAGCAATGCTTGAACAAAATATTCAAATTGCTTTACAAGCACAAGGAATTGATTTAGAAGATGCTATTGATATACGTCAAATAAACAATCTTAAGTTAGCAAATCAAATGTTAAAACTTAAGAGAAAACAAAAACAAGAACAAGACAAAGCTACTCAAAAAGAAATGATAGCTGCTCAAAGTGAAGCAAATGCTAAAGCTGCTGAACAAGCTGCAATGAATGAAGTTCAAAAACAAGAAGCTTTAGCTAATACCGAAATACAGATTGAACAGGCTAAATCTCAATTTGAGATACAAAGAATGGAGCAAGAGGCATTGATTAAAAAACAATTAATGGCTGAAGAATTCCAATATCAATTACAATTAGCTCAAATGGAAGCACAAGGAAAACAAGCTAAAGAAAAAGAAATAGAAGATCGTAAAGATAAAAGAACTAAGATACAAGCTAGTCAACAATCACAAATGATTAGTCAGAGGCAAAATGATACTTTGCCTACAGATTTTGAATCCGCTGGAAACGATAATTTAGGTGGATTTGGTTTAGAGCAATTTGGACCGTAATAAACAATTTTTTTATTAATTTATATTATATTATATTATGTCAGAACAAGAAGTAAAACAAGAAGGTACTTTTAAAATTAAAAAAAGACCTAAAAAACTAGTGAAAACAGGTGAACCTATCAAAGTAGATTTATCTAAAATCAACGAACCTAAAAAAGAAGAAAAAGATGCCATTCCAGTCGGAGAAACAAAGAAAGTGGTTGTGGGCAAACAAACCGGAGATAGCCCTAAAGTGGACGAACAAGTACCAGAGCCCAGCCCGGTTTCTGAAATTGTCGAAGAAGAAGTAAAACCTATTGAAGAAAAAGTAGAAGAAGAAATACAAGAAATAGGGGAGAAACTTGAAGAAAAAATTATAACTCCTACTCCAGAAGAAGTAAGAGAAATATCAACACTACCTGATAATATCGAAAAAGTCGTAGACTTTATGAAAGAAACAGGTGGAACATTAGAAGATTATGTTAGATTAAATGCTGACTATTCTAATGTAGATAATGATGCTCTTTTAAGAGAGTATTACAAACAAGCTAAGTCACACTTAGATTCAGAGGAAATTAACTTCATGATTGAAGATAATTTTTCTTATGATGAAGAAGTAGACGAAGAACGTGAGATTCGTAAAAAGAAACTTGCGTATAAAGAAGAGGTTGCAAAAGCCCGCCAGCATTTAGAAGGTTTAAAGAGTAAATACTACGAGGAAATCAAGTTGAGACCCGGAGTTACTCAAGACCAACAAAAAGCTATGGACTTTTTCAATCGCTACAACGAGGAGCAAAACACAGCTCAACAACAACATGAAGATTTTAAATCTAACACTAAAGATTATTTCTCTAAAGATTTCAAAGGTTTTGATATCGCTATTGGAGAAAAGAAATTTAGATATGGGGTTAAAAATCCAAGTGAAGTTGCAACTAAACAATCTAATATTACCAACACCATTAAGAAGTTCTTAGATGAAAGTGGAAATGTAAAAGATGTTAAAGGTTATCATAAAGCTATGTATGCCGCTGAAAATGTGGACACTATTGCACATCATTTTTATGAGCAAGGAAAATCCGATGCTACTAAAGATCTTATTGCAAAATCCAAAAATATAAAAGAAGATATTAGGACAAGTCCTAATACCGATGTTTTTGTTGGTGGATTAAAAGTGAAAGCGATTAGCGGTCTTGATTCTTCAAAATTGAAAATCAAAACACGTAAATTTAACTAAAAACAAAAATTAATTATTATGGGATCAATAGCCCCTGTGTTTGGCACAATAGTGCCTTCACAAGTACAACAAACGTTACAAAGTAACTACTTAGCTTTCGATGGTGGAGCTAATGACTTTGCGCAACAATATCTTCCTGAGATATATGAAGCAGAAGTTGAAAGATATGGAAACAGAACCTTAGGTGGTTTCCTTAGAATGGTTGGCGCTGAAATGCCAATGACATCAGATCAAGTAATTTGGTCTGAACAAAACAGATTACATATTGCATATACTGGTGTAACTGGCCCTGGGGCTGGTTTAGCAGTATTCAATGTACCTACTAACGCTGGTACTATACAAAATGCAATTGCACCGAATGATACTATTGTTGTTATGAACCCTGCAACGGGAGTAACAATTAAAGGTATTGTTGGAGCAACTGCTACTGGTGGTGGAGCTACTACAAATGTAACTGCTTACCCTTTTACTCTAGCTAACTGGGATACATTATTCCAAGGTGGAGCCGCAACTACAAACCTTAAAATATTTGTTTATGGTTCGTTATTTGCTAAAGGAACTGCAAGTGGAACTTTTTCTGTAGAACCTCAATTCACACAATTTTCTAATCAACCAATTATAATCAAAGATAGATATGCTATCAATGGTTCTGATATGGCGCAGATTGGATGGGTTGAAGTAGCCACTGAAGATGGTACATCAGGATACTTATGGTATCTAAAATCTGAATCTGAAACAAGATTAAGATTTGATGACTATTTAGAAATGGCAATGGTAGAAGGTGAATTAGCTTCTGGTGCTGGAGGTGTGAGCTTTGTTGCTCAACAAGCAAATGTACCAGGATTCTCTGCTACAATCAATGCTCATGGATCTGAAGGTCTTTTTGCTGCTATTACCGCAAGAGGTAATATATTTAGCGGATTCGCTGGAGCAACAGGAATTTCTGATTTCGACGCAGTGCTTAAAAACTTAGATACTCAAGGAGCTATTGAAGAAAACATGCTTTTCTTGAATAGAGACATGGATCTTGAATTTGACAATATGTTAAGTCAAGTTTCAGCTGGAGTAGCTGGTGGTGTAGCTTATGGATTATTTGAAAATTCACAAGATATGGCGCTTAACTTAGGTTTCTCTGGTTTTAGAAGAGGTTCTTATGACTTCTATAAAACTAGTTGGAAATATTTAAATGACGCTTCTACAAGAGGTGCTGTTGCAGTAAATAACATCGATGGTGTTCTAATCCCTGCGGGAACTTCAACTGTTTATGACCAAATTCTTGGTACAAACATACGAAGACCATTCTTGCACGTGAGATATAGAGCTTCACAAGCTGATGATAGACGTTACAAAAACTGGATCACTGGAACTGCTGGAGGTGCTTACACTTCTGAAGTTGATGAGATGGTTGTTAACTGGTTATCTGAAAGATGTCTTATTACACAAGCTGCGAATAATTTCGTATTATTCCAAAACTAAGATTATTTTTATTAAAGTTTGTCTCCGTCTTCGGGCGGAGATACTCTTTATATTTTATTAAATTATTATATTATATTATATTATGACACAAACAAAACAAAAATCCGTAACAGTTCCTGAGAAGAACTGGGAAATAAAAGATAGAACTTATCTTTTATTAAATAAACAATCTCCTTTAACCTATAGATTAGGATCAAGACATTCAACAAGATACCCGTTATTATGGTTTGATGAAGAAAAAGGGGAGCAAAGAGAATTAAGGTATGCAACTAATCAAAATTCACCATTTGTAGATGAACAAAAAGGTGAATCAACAATGGGACATATTGTATTTGAAGAAGGTGTACTTAACGTAAATAAACAACAACAAAATTTACAAAAACTTTTATCTCTTTATCACCCAAGAATTGGATCAACTTATAAAGAATTTGAACCTAATGTTATTGCAGAGAATGAAGTAGAAGAAATCCATGCTGAAATAGAAGCACTTATGCTTGCAAAAGCAATTGAGATTGATCAAGCTGAAGCTATTTTAAGAGTGGAAAAAGGATCAATGGTTTCTAAAATGAGTTCTAAAGAAATAAAAAGAGATTTACTTTTAATGGCTAAGAAAAATCCTACAGCATTTATGGCAATAGCTAATGATGAAAATGTTGGATTAAGAAATATAGCTATTAAAGCTTCAGAAGACGGAATTATTAAATTATCTCAAGATCAAAGAACCTTTCATTGGGGATCTAATGATAGAAAACTTTTAACAATTCCATTTGATGAAAACCCTTACTCAGCAATTGCTTCATGGTTTAAAACAGATGAAGGAGTAGAAGTTTACAAAACAATTCAGAAAAAGTTACAATAAGATGTAACTATAAATATAGTGGCGGGTCGCTTAAAACACGACCCTAACCATTATTAACTAAAATATTAAAATGGCAATAAACGTAAATACTGTATATCAAACCGTTTTATTAATACTAAATAAAGAACAAAGGGGTTATATGACGCCTTTAGAGTTTAATAAAACAGGTACCCAAGCTCAATTAGAAATATTTGAAACATATTTTGACAGTTTAAACCAGCAAATACGTATTCCACAAACAGACACAGACTACGCTGATAGAGTCGTAAATCTTGATGAAAAAAT